CATGGCAACGCGATCAGTCACATCGTCGACTACGGCATCATGGAGACGCCTGGCTTGTCGGCAACATCGGACGAAATGTCGATAGAGACAGCAATCCTGAAATCGCTGGAAGCGTGGAGAATCGACACTCAGAGCGAGAATCCGCCGGACATGGTGCTGATTGATTCTGGCGACTACAGTAACGCAGTCTATGCGTTCGTCCGGCAGTACGGTTCACCATTCAACGCATCGAAAGGTCACGGAGGTAGTAAGCTACATTTTGAAGGCAAGGACTCGGAAACCCGCAGGCAGTTTGAGCGGGCTAGAGCGGATTACCAGTCAGCGGCTGGCGTGTGGCTATTCAACTTCGATTCGGAGTACTGGAAGCACCAAGTACAGCAAAGGCTACTGACGGAAACGATTAACCAGCAAAATCAACTAACAGACGGAGCGTTATCACTGTGGAGCACATCAGACGCGAAGGAACACCTAAGTTTCTCACATCACCTAGTAGCAGAGGAGCGGAGGGAACAATTTATTCCAGGGAAAGGACTAGTGAGCAAATGGGCAGTCGTAAACCGAAACAATCACTGGCTAGACGCGACAGCACTAGCACTGCTGGCAAGTTCGCTGCAGGGCTTCAAGGTGATTCCGAAGCCAGAGCCGAACCAGTTGCAATCGTACAACCCTCAACAGTCGCAACAATCGAAACAGCCAGCACAGCCACAGAACCGATTTCGGCAGAGGCCGGGCGGCTGGATTCAGGGAGTGAGGAGGCGATAGAGCCACAGCCAAAACAATATACGCCACCAGTCTGCAGCGTGTGCGTAGCTTTACCTGGCCTTAGCTATACGGAAGTCTACGGAAAAGTCACAACTGAAAATAGCATTGTTCGATATTGCCGTTGCAGAAAATGCCGGAACACGTGGAAGGATATTACACCGCGTTTCAACGGTGGTTGAATAAACAGGCTTAAAGCCACTAAGAAATAGTCAATCCGTGCTATCTTGCGGGGCATGGATGCAGCCGCACTTCTAAACGCGATAGAAACCGCAATCACTGCTTTGCTGACTGGGCAACACTCCAGCTACAGCATTGGGGCAAGGACCGTCACGCGGCTTGACCTTAAGACGCTCATGGAGGAGCGTCGTTTGCTTCAGAACGAAGTCAGCCGCAGTGCTGGTGGCGGTGCAATTCGCTTAGCGAAGATTACGAGGCCATCAGCATGATAGGCCGCTTCGTTGATTCTGTTATCGAGTCCATTGCACCAAGTGCCGCACTGAAGCGGGCTCAGGCTAGGGCTATTCTTGCTCGTAGTTATGCCGGTGCAGAACCGAGCCGCTTAGACGGCAATCGTCGTCCGCAGAACAGGCCAGCCGATCAAGAGATGCTTGGGCCAGCCGGGGCCGACAAGCTGCGAGCATGGGCTAGGACTCTAGTTCGCGACAACGCCTACGCTTGGGGCGTGGTCGATACGATTGTTTCATCAGTTGTCGGGCAAGGTATCAGGACGCAATCGCTACTGGAGACGCAAGACGGCGAAGACGTAGAACTGACAAACGAGATCCGCGATAAGACCTGGAGCGATTGGGCTAAGGTCTGCGAGCTTACCGGCCAGATGTGCTGGTCGGAAGTGCAGGCCATGTGTCAACGCGAAATGGCCGAAGCTGGTGAAATCCTAATTCACATGGTAACGGTTCCGCTGATTCATAACGGAATCCGTCGACCAGTACCGCTGGCACTTGAACTGATTGAAGCGGATCGTCTAGCCACTGACCGAGACACCTACCAGTATTCACGCTCAGAAGGTCGTCGGGTTGTGCGAGGCGTTGAGCTTGATGAGTTCGGCAAGCCATGTGCCTACTGGATTTACCCTGCTCACCCATTGGACTATCACAGCTTTAGACGCGAGCCAGTCCGTATACCAGCAGAAAACATACTGCACTTATTCCGTCGTGACCGAGTTGGACAGACTCGCGGCGTTACGTGGTTTGCTCCTGCTGTGTCCTGGATGCGGGATTTAGGTATCTACCTAGACAACGAGATGCAAGCCGGTGCGGTTGCGTCCTGTGCTACGGCGATGATTAAGACTGAAACACCGCTGCCGTCATTGATGGGACCGACTAATGGCGATTCTTCAGATACCAACGGCAACCAGTACAGTTACCTAGAGCCTGGGGCTGTGTTCTATCTGCGTCCAGGTGAGTCGGTTGAGACAGTTAATCCATCGAGACCCAACAGCAACGCAGAGCCTTGGATAGCCTTGATGCTGCGAGGTATCGCAGTTGGCACTGGTCTTTCTTATGAGATTGTTGCACGCGACTTTTCGCAGACTAACTACAGCAGCAACCGAGCTAGTCAACTGGAAGACCGCCGACGATTCCGCTGCTGGCAGTCCTACCTAATCAACCATCTATGTTCCCCTGTGTGGCGTAAGTTCAACGAAGCGGCAGCGTTGATTGGCAAGGTCGGCTTTCCTTCGATGCACCAGCTATCTGAAGACTTCGACCGCTATGCTCCTTGCGAGTTTATGCCGCCGACTTGGGAGTGGGTCGATCCATCAACAGAGCAATCATCGAGCCAGAATGCCATCGCCGCTTACCAAGCGACCTACGCAGATGAGCTTGGTGCTAAGGGCTTGAACTGGCGGCATGTTTTCTATCAGCGAGCCAAGGAAAACGCACTGTTGGCCAAGTTGGGATTGTCGGCAATCAACTGGAATCCAAACCAACCGCAGCAGCCACAAGGCGAGCAATCCGAACAGCCAGAAACAACGCAACCCTCCGGCGAGCTTGCCGCAGTATCAACCCTGCAATTCAAGCGAAACCGCAAGGCTATCGAATCCGTTTTATCCGAACTAGCCGAAGGCAAGATAACTGAAGCAAAAGCCAGGGTATTCCTTGGTAGCGTCGGTATGGCTCAAGAGTCAATTGACGCGCTGATCACAGATGCGATGGACGGTAGCAGCAAGCTAGAGACAGTAGAGGCTCAGCGGTCATTGCTAAAGCGATCAGTAATCGCAATCGATTTTGATGGAACGTTTACCGACGACCAGCAGTTGTGGACCAGTGCTATTAAGCAGGCTCAACAACGCGGGCACCAGGTCATTTGTGTTACAGGTCGAGAATCAAATCCACAGAACAGGCAGCATTTGCACGAGCAACTACCCAGCGGGGTAGATGTTTACTTTGCTGGTTCGCAGTCCAAGCGTAAGTACATGGAATCTGCTGGTGTGTCTGTAGACATTTGGCTTGACGATAAGCCAGAGCGAATCATGGAGGCCGCAGCAAATGACAACTAAAAAACTAAAGTCATTCAAGCACAACGAGCCACCAGCTAGCCAGATGGTTATGCGAATGGTGGAAGTTCGACGCGAGCAAGCCAACGCTGAAACTAAGTCGGTTCCGGTCGTCATTGCTTCGGAGAATCCCGTTGAACGCTGGGACGACAACGCGAAAGAATACTACCGAGAAATACTGTCGATGGATGGCGTTCGATTCCGCACCAATCGCCAGCAGTTACCGATAGTCGATTCCCATGATCGATCGACCGTCCGCAACGTGCTGGGAAGTGTGCGTAACATCCGACCTGAGAACGGGCAGTTAGTCGGCGACGCGACATTTGCACGCGATACCGATTCGCAAGTGGCTTACGAAAAGCTGCTTGATGGTCACCTGACAGACTTTTCGATAACCGCAACGCCAACGGCACAGCGGGCAATTCGTCGCGGTGAATCAGTGGTTCACGGCACTCAGGAAATAACAGGGCCAGCGGTGATCGTCACTGAATGGACACCCACAGACGCATCGCTAGTAGCAGCCGGTGCAGATGAAACTTCAACCGTACGCGAGCTGCTGCGTAGTTACTCGAACTCTCATAAGGAGACTAAACGCATGTTGTCAGAAGGAATCAAAGCCGCACTCGTAGCCAAGGGAATGCCCGAACAGATCGACGATGCGGAACAAGCACTAGCCTGGGCTGCTGGGCTTATGTCGGCACTAACGCCAAGCGTTGCTGTCGAGGAGCCGATTCAGTCGGCAGAAGAAACGCCAGTCGTCGCAGAAGAATCGGACGCCGAAGAACCAGACGCGGAAGAAATCGAAAGCATGGAAGGCGAAAAGGACATGAAAGAAGAAATCGAAAAGGCTGTGGCACGTTCGGCAAAATCCGAGCTACAGCGACAAAAGGAAATCCGAGCAATAGTCGAGTCAGTGAAGATAGAACGTGCGTTCGCTGACGAGCTTTGCGACTCCGGTGTTACTTTGGACATCGCACGTCAGAAGGTTTTGGAAAGAATGACTACGACGCAACCACTGGGAAGCGGACCATCAGTGGTTCGCGAAGGCCGCGAAGAATTGCGCAAGGCAATGCGAGCGGGTTTGATTAGTCGAGCATTGCAGGGCAGCGGGTCACGCAATACTCAAATCGCCGACGCTGACAAAGTTGCTGGATATCAGGACTTTGAGCGTATGTCGATGCTGCGAATGGTCGAGCGATCATTGCAGGCAGCGGGACTGGATACCAGCCGCATGGTTCCCAAAGACATGACGATGCTTGCCTTTGGTCATCGACCGACTATCGAGCGACTGCAAAACGCAAACATCATCCGCGATGCCTATCACACAACTGGTAGCTTTGCAAACCTGCTTTTGGACGCTGCCAACAAGACGCTTTTAGCCGGATACGAAGAAGCTCCATACACTTGGAATCTTTGGGCTCGGCAAGCGGCTAGTGTTGCCGACTTCAAGAACATCAACCGCATTCGGTTTGGCGAATCGCCTAACTTGGAAATGGTTCCCGAAAACACCGACTACAAAGAAGGTGCAATGACCGACAGTAAGGAAACTTACAAGGTCGAGAAGTTTGGTCGGCTGTTCACGATCACTTGGGAAACAGTCGTGAATGACGACCTGGACGCGATCAGCCGCATCCCTCAGATGCACGGCAACGCAGCACGACGTACACAGAACCAAAAAGTGTACGAAGTGCTAACCAGCAACCCGACTATGGGTGATGGTGTGGCGTTGTTCGGTTCTCACGCATCTGGAAGTAACACCAGCGGCGGCGCGGGTGCTCCAGCAGTCGGCACGCTTAACACTGGGTTTACCGCAATGCGTCGGCAGACCGGCTTAAACAGTTCAACGATTTTGAACATCGCACCGCGATACCTGATTGTGCCAGTGTCTTACGAGGCCACTGCATTGGAGCTAGTCAACTCGACCAGCTACAACGCAGCCAACAACAACGAAGGCGTCCGCAATATCTACGGCCCTGGCGGACCTCGTAGCCTGACCGTGATCGGCGAACCGCAACTTGATGCGTCCAGCACCACAGTTTGGTATCTAGCCGCTGACCCAGGACAGATCGATACCGTCGAACTTACATTCTTGCAAGGTGAAGAATCGCCGGTCATCGAGAGCGAATGGGACTTTGATAAGGACGTGTACAAGAACAAGGTTCGACAGACGTTCGGAGTCAAGGCAATCGATTGGCGTGGGTTGTTCCGCAACTCTGCCTAGTTGAATCCTCCGTGATGACAGCGGGTGGGGGCTTGCTCTCACCCTCACCCGCTGGCGACCGACCGAGAGTAAACAACCTACAAATCAACCTTCAAATAGTGAGACAAAAATAAAATGTCAGGCATTCAAGACTTCCATGAATTTTACGACGACTTCAACGGGACCGTAGCCACGCTACCAGCGTCTGCTGACCCTGCAACTCCCTGGTTGATTGATGACACTTCGTCATCAGGCACTCCGACCTACACCAAGGGCACCAGCGTTGCAACTTTGACTTTGGCAGCGACCAACGAAATTGAAAACGTTTGTCTGCACTTCGGCGATGCACTGGACTTCGACATCGATGATATCCAGCGTGTCGATATGCGTGTGAAAATCGGAGCCTCTGCGTTTACCAGTGGCTCGATTCTGACGTTTGGCGTTGGCTCTGCGCGAGCAGACGACGCGGACACAATTGCGGCCAGTGCGTTTTTCAAAATGGTAGGTGCTAACAGTACCAGCTTGGTCTATGTCGAAAGCGACGACGGAACTAACGAAGTTGCAGCCACCTCCAGCGGCACAACGCTTGGGACCACGTTTAAGCGATTTACCATCGACTTCAGCGGCGGCAAGTCTAACGTCAAGTTTTACATTGACGGCCAGCGGGTTGCAGCTTCGCAAACGTTCGACATGTCAGGCTATAGCTCTGGACTACAGCCAATTGTCCAGATTCAGAAGGCGGCTAACACCAATGCCGATTCGGTCGTCGTGGATTACGTCAAAGTAACTGCACGCCGAGCCTAACCATGTCGCTTCGTGACGCTATAGCAGACGACGCCGCTGCTGTCTTTTTAGACACAGCGGCTTTTGCCGAAGAGGTAACGTATTGTCCACGACTGTTTCAGCAGGGCGATACGCGGCCAGATCGGACGATCAATGCTGTAGTGATGCGAGAAACAATGGCAACCGTGGCAGAGGATGGCGGGGCTACGGTCCTGCCAGTCTTTGAAGTTCACGTTGCTAACAGTGCCACGTTAGGTATTAGCTCGACGGAATTAGATACGGGTGGCGACCAGATCGAGTTTGCTGCGCGTGACGGAATGGACGCTACCAAGCGGTCAATTGTTAGGCTTGTCACTCAAGACCACGGAATGTTGGTGCTGGAATGCCGCTAGATGTGCCGGTCGACGAAGCGATAACTGACGACGTTGTGACGCTGTTGGAAGATGAATTGACGGACCTTGAGATAATTCGGCAAACCAATCAGGTTGACGAGTGGACGCCAAAAAACGATCAGGTGGTAATTGTTCGTCATGCGTTGGAGCGACTACCGGAAATCGATTGTCCGGGTAATCCGCCAGCAATTGGCTACGAGATGATTTTGCACTTGCGACTCCATGTCATGCAGAGTGAGCATGACACAGAGCCGCTAGACAAGTTGATGAGCATATTGGCTGCAGACGTTCAGGCAGCATTGACGCAGGATTCAGGCTGGTATCACTGGGACGGCAAAGCAATCGATTCAGAGTTTGGAAGTTTTGAGCGGATATCGACAGACACAGGCTTTGCCGCTGCACTGCTACCGCTTCGAGTGCGATATAGAGTTAGCGAAAACAACCCCTACGAATCAAGGCTGTGAGCAATGCTGAACGTGCATTTAGACAAGCAGTCAGTCGCGGCAACTCGCAAGATACTTGAAGACCTTGGCGAGAGCTTTGACAAGGCTATCAACGTCGCGATCTCTAAGACCGTGAAGAAAGTAAAGACGCAAGCCAGCCGCAGACTAAGGCAGGTTATTGCAGCACCGACAAAGGTACTCAAGCGAGCAGTCACACGCGGCAAAGTTAGCAAGCGATCCAATGTTGTTTCGGTCACAGTTTACTTGCAAGCTGGCCATCCAATACCACTGAAATACTTCAAGCCGACATCACCGAAAAAAGGCAAGTTGGGTGTGATTGTCCAGGAGTTCGCCGGAACACGCCGACGCATTCCAGATGGATTTATGAACGACAAATGGGGCAAAAGCGTTTACAGGCGAGCCGGCAAAGAACGGAGACCACTTGACCTACAGCATGGCGTTAAGCCTGGCGACGTTAT